CTGCTGTATCTGTCGCCAACCAATCATAACGGACGACGCCTGTTGATGCGTCCACAATAGTTGCCGGCGCATCAACAACCGAACCCATATGAAACCTGACAGTCGCCCCCGCAAGGTCCACAGCAGAGCCATCTTGCAACAGTTGTGCTACATAGCTCGGTCTAGTGTCATTCTGTTTCAAGTAGAATACACTACTCATTGGACTTTTCCCCCGTATCAGTTACATAGACGCTAGTCCATTCTCCCTCTTGATCCGTATTCTCCGGTGGCGCCGCTGGGAGGAAGATTTTGTACTTGTTCGGATGTCCTTTCGTCACCCATACGAATCGCGTCCCTTTCATTGAGATGGTCGGGGTGCCCCGGAATGTAAACTTGTAGTCTACTTGCTTATCGAGCGACTGATACCTCTCCTTGGCCTCAGCAGACACAAGCACCACCTCTGCCCAACGAGTTTCCGTAGAGGTAGTTTCCCACCCTAACCCCCCGCCGGGGCTAGGCCCATATTTTCCCGTCTCGATGCGAATCCTTTGCTTTCTCATATCCCCACCGGCACCCGTAGATGAGAGATCAGATCGAAGTTATCGACCATTCCTGACTCCTCCGATTTCATCGACGCCCACATCCTCACATCGCGCCCTTTCACGTTCTTCTGGATCAACGCGTCGCGGTTATCGAAGTGTCGCTTAACGAACTGATATACCCACTGCCTCACTTCCTCAGGGATGTCTATCTGTGTTCTCACTTGTCGCACTAAAAGCCGCGTAGAGCTACTCGAATGGACGACGATGTCCTCTATCGTGCTATGCCGTCGCGTGAGAGTGACAACGCCGTTATTGTTCGTCGCTATGACTTCATTCACCCCGACCGCGCTGTATGAGCCTCCGATGGTCGTCGAGTTGACCAGCGCGCAAAAGTTATCCGCTGTTTCCGAATCTGTTGCTCCGATAGCAAACTCAAGGGCGTCCTCATCGGTTTCCGTAGCCGCTGTATACGTACGTGAATACTCGCTCGCTAGGGATATAGTCGTGCCGGAAACTAGGAGATTCCGCTCAGATACCTGCTCCCCGCTTCCGGCATCGACTGTTCCCATCCCGATAGAAATCCAATCCCCCTCTACCACGCCGTTGAACGTGATGGTCGGATTGATCTCCTCGAACGGATTATTCAGATACGAATCCGCCCGGCGCTTTGCGGCATTGAACAAGGCTTCGAGCAGATCGTCGTAATCGCTGACTCCGCTCTCCACGTCTACCTCACAGTAGGCGCGGAGAAGGTCTTTCTCATCTGCCCATTGAAGCCTCGTATATACCGGCCCATCTATCATTTAGTCTTCCTTTTGCCTCGCGGCTTAGCCTTATTGCGAGCAGGTTTCTTTGCTTTGTTCTGCGGGACAGGCTTGGCCCTCTCCTCATAAGGCTCGGCCAACTGCGCATGAATCCACGCCTCGGCCTGGAGCTGTGGCATATCCACCACAACCCCGGCCGCGTAGTCATACGTGTCACGAATTACCCGCACTTTCATGCCGGCACCGCGTAAAGAACCGTTACTCGGGCTTGCCCCGCCGTGGCCGCTGTCCCGCTCTGAGTGTACTTGGCGTAAACTGCAGTATCTGTACTTACCACCTCAGACTTGTCCGCCACTAGCGTGCCGCCCGCCGATGATTCGTCGATATCCCCGGCGGCGACGTAATGATCGTCATCCGCCGCCGTCCCTACTACGAGGACGTTAGTTGTTCCCGCGTTAAACGCGGTGATTACGTCCACGATGCACCCAATAACTACCGCGCCCGCCGGGATAGTCCCGATCTCGACGGTATACGGGTCCGCTACGTCGTAGGATATAGTCCCCGTCATGGCGGAGAGAGGCACAACAGGAACCCCGTTGAACTTCTGCTCGTCGCCCTGAGTGGGATCATATCCTGTTTGGATCGTCTTGCTCTCGTACTTATTCATAATATCCCTCCATTAACTCGCTGGGTGTACCAGAATCCTCCCGGCCTCAGCGCGGACAATTCCGCCGGTGTTTCGCCAGTGGAAGAGGAACCCCACCAGCCCGGCCGTAGCCTTAACCTCAACCAGCCGCTGCATGGTCATCCCCAACCGGTCAATGATCCTATACGCGCTGCGAACGTCTCCAAACCAGACTGTAGCCTTGGTCGCGGCAATCGTATCCATGTTCGTAGTCGTGTACACCGCATGTCCACGAATTGCGTTCGGTTGCCCCGCCTGAATCGCAGGCTGCCACAGATACTGGCCAGCGCTGTCGGTCAATTTCATGACCGCAAGCTCAGTGAACGGATGCATAATGAACACGCCGTTCCTCCGATAGACGTCCTTCAAGGGAGTTGAGGATGTGGTCTCATACCCGTACATCAAGTCTTGTAGATCATCAAACGTGATGGCGGTTGCTCCGGCCGCCTCAACTGTGGTGATAGTAGAGGTGTCAATCAAGCCCTGCGGTTCCTTGCTCGAATGCCCGGCCCCGATGAGGAACTTCTCATCCTCCACCTCACGCCGCGCCCGCGCAAACGAATCCGCGATGTACGACACCAGGTTCACGTCCGAGTCCGCAAGCTCGTTCACCCCCAGCCAAGTGAGCCCGTATGCGTCCTCGATGTATTGGTAATGCTCGCTCGGAGTGATATCCGACTCTGTGACCGATCCGCCGAGCTCAAGCGCGGTTCCGTAAGCGACGGTGAACTCCGTCATCTTTCGGTAGCGCTCTCGGTTGCTCGTGGTGGTCCGCACGGTAGCCAGCGAGCGCATGATCGAGGTCTCTTCCACCGACCGGATGATCGTGGTATCGAAGCTCTCAGGCACCAGGATCTCACCGGTGGTGTTCTCGACTAGAGCTCGCGCCTGTTCAGGGGTGAGGACCCGCCATTCTCCCGGCTCACTTGGGATGGAGTACCGCCGCCCGTCAGGATATAGGGCCTTTCGCTCTTCCTCCGACAGCGGGTCCCCCGCCTGCGCCATGTAACGGCACTGGTTAAGAAACGCCCTGAGCTGAGCGTCTTCTTTTACTTCCTCGGGCTCGATCTTCGGAGAATGAAACGCCTCATTTAGCCGCTTTTGCTGCTCTGTGAGCGCAACAATCTCCTTCTCCAGCTTAGCGACGCTGGCTTTCGTCTCCCCCAGCTCTTCGCCGTACTTGTTCCGCTCCTGCTCCAACTCCTCTTTGAGGTCACGCAATGCCTTGACTCGAAGCTGAAGCTCTTCCATGACCGCCTTGAACTCGGTCTGAATTTCCTGCGTAGTTGCATCCATCACACTCACCTCGTGTTGATTAGTGTATCATGGAGCTGCTTGCCTATCTGCCGCAACTCCTCCAAGGGGTCCGAGTGCAAGTGCGGCTCTTCCCCGGCGGGCGGCTCGTTGCTGAGTGCCCGGTTTATCTTTCTAATCTCTTCTAGGACCATCCCAGCCCAACTAGGGATATCCACTGATCTCTCCCAGGGGGCGGTTTCTCCCATCTTTTTATAATAGCGCGCGATATGCTTTTTGACCGCGTCTTTGTCGTCTATATCTGCCTGATCTATCCGCGCCGCTGCTGCATATATAGCGCGCGGCACTGCCATTAGCTTGCCGTCTATGATATCCCCGATGGGGAACTTGTAGGCTGTCAGGTTGTCCGCGTTCTCAGGATCGTACCACAGGAATGCCTTGCGGTACTTACTCATATCTCCGTTAGCCCAGTTCTTCACTCGTTTCCGCGCCTCACCCGCATCCCATCGCCTCTCTTTGCTCGCAAGAGGAAGATCGGCAAAAGGAAGCACCTTGCGCGTTTCAATCTGCTCTACCAAAATTCGCAGATCAGCCAATGCGTTCAGTAGCTCTAGGTTGGCAGATTCTCTCATCGCCGTTTCTACCCGCCGCAACCCCATCGCCGCCGCTCGCACATCCGTAACGAGAGCCTCTTCGTTTGCCGCGAAGTTGCGCGTGACAAGGGAGTTTTCCCATAGGCGAACTTCTTTGAAGTGCGGAACCCCATTCACTGGAACTACTGTAATAACGTCGAACCCGATGCTCATCCGGTCGATGTATCCCTTTTCAAGTCCGCTATATACGTGTTGCCCATCAGGAGTATCGAGGTCTATCGTGCCATGCACTAGTAACCCGTGAGAGTCTTCCTCCACCTCCGTCATCCCGATGGGGCGCATCGGATCATGGAAGAAGAGTAGTGGAAACTTCCCTTGATTGTCATTGATCGTCTTCTTGAATGCGCCCCGCTCCACAACCGTCCCGTAAGAGTCCACATTCCCGAACACCGATGCGTATCCGGTGAAAGTCCCTTCGTTTTTTACCTCGCGCACGTCCATGTTGTATGCCCTAAAATCCATAAGCCTCACCTCGTATGATATGCTTCTACGCACCGGCAATTGATTACATCTTCCGGCCCGCCGTCTCCCGGGAACATCGCGCCGCTGGGATACGGAGAATCGAACGGAATCCACCCGGCGGCCTCGTTCATCACGTGTAGCTCTCTCACCCTGTCATCACCCGCCGTAATCCACCGCTTTTCTCTGACTATGCCCGATTGCCTTGCGGCCTCGTTCATCCCAAAAGAAGCCGCTGTGTGCACCTCGGTTCGCGCTATCACGAACGATCGTGTCTTTGCGTCGTCTTCAAGCGCTTGCTGTACTCTCTTAGCTATTTTCCGTAAATCTAAGCCAGCGTCAATCCCTTCTAATACAGCCGCCCTGATTGCCTTCTTGGTGGTTTCTTGAATCTCTTTCACGTGGTTGGCAGTCTGTTCATTTACCCACTTCTTGACCTCGTCGCCCCACGGATCAAAGTCCCGTGTTTCGTGTGGCATTCCTTTACGGAGCTCCTCCGCCTGTTTGCCTCCGAAGTCTTCTATCACCGCTCGCATGATCGCAGTGATCAGCTCTTGCCACTTACCAGCCTGAGAATCTACGATCACGTCCGTATCGAGGGAGCCGTTCTCTATCGCCTTTACCACGGCCTTCCTCTCGGAGGCGAACTGATCCTCCACCTTTATCTGCACGCCCCTAATCCATCCGAGCTTCCGTTGCTCGATCGCTTTCCAATGCGCACGGAGGCTTTTCTCATCTGGATTGACCGCCCGCATCTTTACTTCACCACCGCTCGAAGTAGGGAGCAACGTCGCGGGGATGTAGCCCACGTCCCCGCCCGGTATAGCGCCTACTCCTAGATCGAGTGTTGAATCTAGCGTGTTGAACGGCACTCCCATAGCCCAGAGCTTCTTCGCCATCTCCGCGGCCTCTTGCCGTGCCCCGATCGCCGCCGGAGTATCGGAGAGGTCATAGTCTATGTACAGATCGCCCTTGCCCGGCGGATAGTTCGTGCCGTACGCGCGGAGCTTGTGATTCAGGACAGCCCGCATTTCGCGTAAGCGTGACGTGACCGGCCCCTCCCATTTTGCGCGGATTGCCCATCTTTTATTCTCATACGTGGCACTGCCTATCCCCACAGCTTCGGGGTGAACATGGAACGCCATACAAATAGCCCGCTCATACGTAGCAAAGGAGTCAATATAGTCTAGCTCCGCCGGTGAGAGGTTGAGCGCCGTGACGTCCATTGGCTCAGACGGGAACAAGACGCCATGCGCATTCTTAGCCCCCTCCACTTGATGCTTGATGAGTCTCGATAGCATTTGATGCTGTTCCCGCGTCAATGACTTTTTCGGACTGAAAAGCAAGTCTTTCCGTGCATTGTTGCCAAGAGACTGCTTGTTCCACTCAACAAGCGAGTTTGACGTGTCCACAATCCGCGCCGCCGCTTGCAATGGAGGCATCCCTAACAAGTCCTCTCCTGGATCGAAGAACTTGAAGTGGAAGACGTTTTGCGGATCATAACTTGCTTTCTTATTCCCTGCGATGTAATAGTCGTAACGAAGCAAGTGCCCTTTAGCGTCTGGGATCGGGTGAACGCGATCGGGCCTGAGAAGCCATGCTTTTATCTCTCTATCTATCTCTTTCCAGAGAACATATCCGTTTCCTGCTAAAGACTTGTATATATCCACAGCCTCGCATATAGCGCCCCATGTCATCTCGTCGTTAGGAGCTCTTAGCATGCTTGCTATCGGATGATCGTTTACTACCTCTCCGTCGCGCATCAACCGCCACGGGACGGATCGGATGCAGTCTGCCAAATCACTTGCTACGGCGTAGACGATATGGCTTGCCTTGTATCCCTCTTTGATTGCGCGGGACGTTGACCACTCGGTCCAGATCGGCATATCAGGCAGATTAGCCCCGCCCATATCAGGGGCTTGTGCCTTACGTTGCGCCCAACTCATAATCGCGTTCGCTATCGTCGTCCTAAGTCCCATTTCTTCTAGCCTACCACAATTCCCTTACTTAGTCAAGACGTAAGCTCCTCGATCAGACCCCCTCTTCTGCTATAACCGCCTCCATTAACAACTCTATGTCGGTTTTCTCAGGCGCTCCATCCTTTTCAACAACATCTCCCTGCCATATCTTATCTGTGCCTCTCCAAATTTGCACAGCCGTATAGCTTTCATCACTACCCATGACTGATAAGTAGCCTCGCTTAATGCGCAGTCTCAACTTCTTTTCCATTATTCCTCCTTTCTTGCCCGATATTGATTGTAATACTACCAAGCGATGAACTCTAATACAGCCTCGTCGCTGTGCATTAACTCAGTTGCTCCGTGCACCATCGCGTCTAGTCTGTCGGGGGACCAGCCTAACCCGTCTACCCAATTCAGCATTTGATATTCGAGCTCGGGCCATTTGCCAACGATCTTAACTTCACCGCGCTGCCACTTAGCCACAACAGGAACCGCCCGCGCATACTTGTTGCTTTTAGCAGTTACCAGCTTCACGGGGACGTTTCTATCCACTCCCGCTATGTTCGCCGCTACCATTTCTCCGCCCTGGTTTTTCTCCGCCACAATGTACGCTGCCTCTTGTCGGTAGAACTCCGCCACCGCCCGCCTAGCCCACTCCTCGGGGGTATATCTCCCGGAGAGGTCGGAAAGAACGTACTCGATTCCTCCCTTCTCTCCTACGGTGACGATCCCTGTTTCGTCTGATCCTTCCTTCGATGATACAGCCGGGTCAATCGCCACCACCTTGCGCAACCCCTCCGGCTCATACTGAACCCGCGCCATCTCGATCATCTCCGGGGTCCAAAGTGCACCGGGGACGGATTCTATATCCTCAGCGAGGATTTCCTGCCTGTAAGCGCGCTCGTCCATATCCTTAGCGATCTCCTCCAACGCTTCTCGGTCTATGTAGGGATTGTCATGCGATGTGAAGTGAAACGTCTCCCATCGTCCAGTGGTATCAGCTTGCGCCTTGCGGAACAGCTTCGCCGCGTGAAGGGGGTCGCGTGCTTTCGACACGCTCCGCGTCAGGGCGGATGGAGGCGTATATATAAATACCGCATCCCCGTTGTTGTCGAGGAGCATCGGTGCTCCAACTAATCGCCATGCGTCCTCGTCCATCAACTGGAACTCATCGAGGATCAGCAGGTCCGCATAATCTCCGCGCAAGGTGTCAGCATTCCACGCAGTCTTAGCTCTGATCCGCTGCTCGGAGCCTTCCTTCTCGATAACGTGGAGGGTCTCATTCTTCTTAAACGGAGGCACTTCTATGAGGTCTCGGAATGCGCTCTTGATCTCAAACCAAAACCGCTCCAACTGATCCTGCGTCGGAGCAGCGTAGAGAATGCGACGGCCCTTGAGGAACTCCCGCGCCGCTAGGATGGACACCCCGGTAGTCTTTCCCCCTCGTCTCCCCGCCCGGACTACCTTACGCTTCGCCGTCGACTCGATGAACTTCCTCTGTTGCGGGTGCGGAGTCTTGAGCCTTACCTTCACTTTGACTGTCGACATACTCAACCTCAATCTTGATCTTGTCCGCCATCCCGATCTCGTGCTTGTCTTTCTGGCCGAGCCATTGCTTCCCGAGCCAAATCTGCATGGTCACGTTCCCGTTCTTGGCTGCCTCATACTGCATGCGCCTAAGAGACATGCGCCCGCGTTCTCTTCCTCTTTTTATCGCCTCGACAATTTCTTCGTTTTCATTCATTCTGCGTTCTAATGTACGAAGCGATATACCTAGCCCGCTCGCTATTTCCTCTTTAGTGCATTGAAGAGCAGCAAGAGCCTCTACTTTTGTCGGATCGACCTCAGCTCGGGGGCGCCCTGCTTTCTTCGGTTC